TCAATGTTCGCTTCCTGTTAACTGCCGGACAAGTGCAACCAGTTCGCTTACCTGATTTTCCAGAGTGCTGATCCGGGTGCGTGCTGTTGCCAGATTTTGACGTAGCGTTGTGTTTTCCTCTTCCAGCGCGGTAACGCGATCATCTGTTTCACGGGCGACCTGAACAAGTAAACCCGTCACGGCGGCGTAGTCAACATTAAGATAGCGAGTTTCTTCGCGTAGCTCGTTGCCGTCAACGGTCGGACCTTGCAACTCTTCACCATAATGAGTAAACGATCCCACAGCTTCTGGTATCGCCTCCATTACTTCCTGTGCAATAACGCCAGCATAAGGCATCCCGTTTTCCCTGAGCGTGTAGGTGTATCCGTTCATTTTACGGATTGCTTTCGTCGCGTCGCTGATAACGAGAATATCGTCTTTAAGGTCGCGGTCTGATGACTGATTCAGCGTTGTGCAATTAATAGCGCCATTTACATCAAACAACTGGCCTGCTGACGTTTTTTGCGCATAAAACAGATACGCAGCAGACGTTCCAACCTCAAAAACGTTTTGTCGAGTACTGGAACCCCACACCCTGACAGAAAACGGTAGTTCTGCATTACCTGAGTTCTGTAAAACAAAACGATTGCCAGTCCCTGATTGTTTTGTAAGGGTTAAATCAACAGTTGAGTTAACCTCATTCCTGTTGATAGTGAGCGCCTGCGCTGTAGCCCCGTTAACAGCACCTGTTTTGAGTTGAACCGCGCCGTCATTACCATTTAACAGTATCTCAGCTCCGCTAAAGAAATTTTTTAGCGACAGCATCTTACTTACGCCGACTGATGAACCCAACGCCCACGCGAGAGAATTACCGGTGCTATCAAACCCACGTACAAAGCAATCCATTTTGCTATAGTCTGACGTGCTTCCAAGGACATCAATCCGCCCTCCGCCAGATTTTATCGGGTTAGATGTGGTTAATGACCTGACAGCAAGATCGGTAGATGAATTGAGATCGTCTACTGTTAGTAATTTCTTCCATTCCTGCGTCGTTCCATTTTCAATTGTTCTTCCCCAAAAACCGGAATTGCGGCCTCCGAACTGCACAGCATAATTTTTACTAAATTGAACATGAATGCCGCCAAGAACCATAGAGCCTGCCGGGCCGTTTGTACTGCCTGCGATTGGTCTAAATTTGTCGACGTTATCAGTATGCTGAGCGTTCCAGTCATGACCTGTTAATGTTGCGATTCCTGAGTTAGCTGTAATTAACCCAGACGCTTTAAGATTTTGCACATCAATTCTGTCGTTTGCGAAATTATATGCAATTGCGTTACTAACGCTTCCGGCATCATCATAATCGCGTTTCTGAATAAACCAGTCGCCAGCATTAGCAATGAGAGTATAAGTAGGCGTGTTAGCCGGGCGATCTGTTTCATTAAATCTTATTGCTGGGTTAGCGCTCCTTATTTGTAAAGGTTTTTCAACCGTTGATTTCAGTATCGCACTATCTACAATTAAATTACCTTCTGAGTTAAGGTTTAGATATTTTGAAGCACCAGTTGAACCATCGTATGTAAACCTTATTGTTAATTGACCTAGCTCATTTGATAAAGTTTCAACATACATATCAGCACCAAGACGCACAGTGCTGTCAGTTGCTAACAGTCTTGTATGGAGAATTCCACTAGATGTGTATGTATTGGTCGAATCACTATATCTATCAAGAAATAGACTGTTAAGTTGAGGGCTGTTGTTCCTACCTAAGCCAAAATTTGTTCTAGCACCATCAATAGTTGCCGCACCAGTACCACCATGAGAAACATCAAGCGGTATCCATTTTTTTTGTGTGTCGCTGTAACACCCCCATGTTGATCCGGTTAACCCCAGGCGCATGGATTTATCATGGTTATATAACCATGTTTCGCTATTCCATTGGTCAAGACGGTCCACTTCATTTTTGCGAGCGTGGCGTGTCCATTGCGGGCCTATTGTCGGATTCCAGCGATAAGTATAAAGCGAGCGCGTAGCCCATCCCTGAAATACACCTGTATACGCTGGTGTTCCATCTACCTGACTAATAAACCCCGTAAGACTGCTTTCACCGGATACAATCGATGGAAAGCCTTTTGCATTACTCATAATGCGCATAAATCCGATATACCCTGATGGGTTGCCGGAAATATCAGGACAATCACGCGGGGCTGAGCCAAGACCGATATTATCGCCAACAATTACTTGCGCCTGGTTGCGATAATTAAGTGCGTCCGCTGCAGATTTCGCCGCGTTTGTTTCACTGGATTTAGCATTAGTTTCGCTGGCTTTAGCGTTGGTTTCGCTGCTCTTTGCTGCTGCCTCGCTATTTTTCGCGTTGGTTTCTGATTTTTTGGCTGCTGTCGCGGAGTTTGCCGATGCAGTTTGTGAGTCTGCTGCCGCCTGTGCGCTGTTATCCGCATTCGTCTCAGACGTTTTTGCGGCCTTCGCGGAATTTCCTGCCGCCGTTGCCGAGGAAGCTGCACTACTGGCACTTAATGATGCGTTCGTTTCTGATGATTTCGCTGCCTCTTTTGAGGCCGCCGCATCCCGGGCTGAGGTGGCAGCTTCTGACGCTTTCGTGGTCGCGGTGGATGCAGAAGTGGCTGCAGATTTTTGTGACGCTGCCGCATTCGTTTCTGACGTTTTCGCCGCACCGGCACTGGTAGCCGCCGCGCTTTTTGAGGACTCTGCAGCGGCAGCACTTTTTGATGCTTCAGTAGCCTTTGTTGATGCCGTTCCTGCGCTGGAAGACGCTGACTGAGCCGACGAAGCGGCCTGTCCGGCTGACGTGCTGGCTGCGCGTGCTGAGCCTGCAGCATCAGTCGCATGGGTTGCCGCCTCACGGGCAGATGTGCCGGCATCGCCGGCTGACTTCTTCGCGACTGCCGTGTTCTGTGCCACCACGGACGCGTTACGCGCCACCTCTTCCACCATCAGTTCAAAACGGCGCAGTGCCTCCGGACGGGCATCATCCTCCGTCATGGCACCGAGAAAATCATTCAGCGTACCGGGTTGAGAATCTTCATACACGGTGATGATCCCGGCATGTGACGGCGGGAATCCTTCCACCAACAGAATAACGCTGTACTGCCCGTACTCAACGTCCATGCTGTAACGCCCGGCTTCATCCGGATTTTCTGAGGCCAGCGTGTTCACCACCACCGTGGTACTGTTACGTTTTGCTTTCAGCTGGATTGTGCAGTTCTGTACCGGTTTTCCTGTGCCGTCTTTCAGTACACCTGAAATCTTTACTGCCATATTCACCCCACAAAAAAGCCCGCCTGAACCGGCGGGCTGTCATAACACTGTGTTACCTGGCTAATCAGAATTTATAACCGACACCCACGATGAACCCGTCAGTGCGCCAGTCACCACTGCCGGAGCCTTCATAAGCGACATCAATGGCCACGGATTCGGTCGGGTTAAACTGCACGCCAGCCCCCCACGCCAGAGACGTGTTGCTGCGGCGACCGTCATCACTTCCGGTCAGCACATCGTGCGTTTTCCCCTTGTTGTCAGTTACGCGGAGATAATCCCCGGAGAAAGTCGAAATACGGCTGTAAGCCACGCCTGCCATCGCATACGCGCTGAACCATTCATTCACGCGTACAGACGGCCCCGCCATCACGCTGAACCAGCGGTTACGCACGGAATCTTCATGCCAGCGGGTATCGCTGTAATGGGTCAGCTGGCGATTCTTGTCTCCTGCATAGCTGAACGACGTCACCATCCCCAGTGTGTCCGTAAACTCATAACGGTATTTCACGTTAATCCCGTTCAGATCATCACTGCCGGGAACGTTCGTCCGGGCATGAAGATACCCCGCGCTCAGCGTGGACTGATGTTCAGACGCCCATGCAGGCGCACCGGATACGGCCAGACAAATGGCTGCGGACAAAATGGCGGCATAAAGTTTACGCATAATTACCTCTCGCTTTTCTGCAATAAAAAAGGCGTCATTCCTGACGCCCTTTATTGGGGTTATAACAATTTCAACGAATACTGATGCCGGAAGCAGCCTTTTTGGTCACAATCACCGTACAGTCGGTGATATTGCCTGCCCCCTGATTGCCTTTCTGGAAAATCTTAAACTCCAGAGTGACGCTTCCCCTGCCACTCGGCATATCAATAACCGCACTGTAACTACCGGGAATCGCCCCTTTAGTTTCTCTGGATGCGATTAATACGCCGTTTTTGCGAACTTCAAAACCATACCCCGTGTACCTTGTACCTCCCGGGTTATCACCACTTCCCGGATCGTCATACGCTATACCGTTAAAGATAATGGGCGGAATAATGATTTGACGGTCAAAGTTATGATCATCGCTGATGGTGACTGTAACCGTCCCGTCTGGTGTTTCCGTGTTACCCCACGTACCAGCCTTTTTCGGGAATGATTTGGATACTGTTTTAACAAAATCACCTCTGACCTGATTCGCCTCCAGCATGCCCTTAATCGTACAGTTTTCATTTATCGTGACGTTGTTGAGCGTCCCGGAGTTCGCATTCACACTGCCACTGATATCCGCATTTTTAGCGGTCAGCTTTCCGTCCGGTGTCAGGGAAAATACCGGTGGATTTCCACCACTGGTAATGGTGGGGGCCGTCAGGCGTTTGAGGAACACGTCGTTCATGAATATCTGGTTGCCCTGCGCCACAAACATCGGCGTTTCATTCCCGTTTGCCGGGTCAATAAACGCGATACGATTGGCGGCAACCAGAAACTGGCTCAGTTTGCCTTCCTCCGTGTCCTCCATGCTGAGGCCAAGCCCCGCGACATAATGTTTGCCGTCTTCGGTCTGCTCAATTTTGACGCCCCACATGGCATTCCATTTATCACTGGCGTCCTTCCACTCTTTCGAAAACTCCTCCAGTCTGCTGGCGTTATCCTCCGTCAGCTCGACTTTTTCCAGCAGCTCCTTGCCGAGATGGGATTCGGTTATCTGGCCTTTGAAAAAATCCAGGTAACCTTCCGCATCATCGCTCGCCCGACCGACAGCCTCCACAAATGCCGATTTGCCAACGGTGTTCACACTGCGGATATAAAAGTAATAATCATGGCCCGGTTTGATATTGATACTGGCGGTTATCCAGTACAGCGCCGTACCAAGATAGCGGGCTGTGGTTTCAACCTGCCTGATATCCGCAATCCGCTTTTCCGAGAACCAGAACTCAAACTGTACCGTCGGATCATAAACGGCAAGATGCGGCGTGGCGGTTATCTGAAAATAGCCTGGCGTCAGCTCAATCCGCGACGGCGTTGCCGGTGCGGCGATCCGGAACGATACCGATGCAGGATCGCCCTGCTGTCCCCATGCATTTACCGCCCGGACTGTCAGCCTGTAGTTTCCCAGCGCCAGTTGCGTGAAGCGGTATGTGGTTTCCGTCGTCCGGGCCGTGCTGACCAGCCGCTCACTGCCGTCATCCGCTGCCACGGTCAGGCGAAGCATAAAGCTCACCCCCTTCACCACCTTCGGCGTGTCCCAGCGGGCCAGTACCTGATACTCCCCGCTGTCTGCGGTGACTTCTGCGGTCAGATGCTGCACTGCTGGCGGCGTGACACCATTCACCGTGCCACTCTGGTTACCGTCAAAGTGCGCCCCGTTATCCACGATGGCTTCTTTTTCCGGCACATGCTGCACGGCAGTGATGGCATACGTGCCGTCATCGTTCTCACGGATACTCACACAGCGGAACAGGCGCTGACGCAACGTCGGCAACTTCAGCCCCCATACGCTGTATCCGGCAACGCCGTCAGGAACCCGGTTCACTTTCACCTTCACGCCGTCGGTGACGGACTGAACCTCCACGCTGACCGGATTACCACTTCCGTCAACCAGGCTTATCAGCGTGGTACCGGAGGATGGCAGCGTGATTTCACGGTCGAGCGTCAGCGTCCGGGTCTGGCTGTTCACCGCCAGCACGCGCCCGCCGGTGCTGATACCGGCATAGTCATCATCGCAGATTTCAATGACATCGCCCGGCACATGGCGAAGCCCTTCTGCGCCCACGCTGAAATCCACGGTCTGCGTTTCCAGCAGTTCCGTTTTAATCAGCCACAGCCCGGCGCGGTGTGCCTGCCCCCGGCTGGTACAGCCAAAGGCATCCATCTTCGTGACGTTACGACCGTAACGGGCAATGGCCTGCGTGTCCTCCACAAGCTCTGTCGCCGTCTCCCAGCCGTTATCCGGGTCAATCCAGTTCACCTCAACGGCATTATGGCGGTCCTTCAGGGCGCTGAAGCGGTAGCGGAACGGCGCGCCATCATCCGGCATCACCACATTACTGCGGTTATAGGTCCACACCTTATCTGATGGTCGGTCCTGCACGAACGTCAGCGTCTGCCCGTTCCATACCGGCATACAGCGCATCGCCGAGCAGAAATCACTGAGCACATCCCACGCCTTGCGCTGTGTGGTCAGCCAGGCATTACAGGTGATGCGCGGCTCCGTGCCGCCAAAACCGTCCGGCACCGACTGGTCACAGTACTGGCCGATGACATACAGCGCCCATTTATCCACATCCGCCGCACCAAGACGTTTCCCCATGCCGTAGCGCGGATGGGTCAGCATATCCCACAGACACCAGGCCATGTTGTTGCTGTATGCCGGTTTAAACGTTCCGTCCCAGATACCGCTGTATTGCCGCGTCTGCGGGTTATAGTTCGACGGCACCTGCAGAATACGCCCGCGCAGATGATAATTACGGCTCACCTGCTGGCTGCCGAACTGCTCCGAATCCACCTGCACGCCGACCAGTGCCGTGTTCGGGTAGCACTGTTTCACATCGATGATTTCGGTGTATGACGACCAGAGCGTTTTGTTCTGCAGCTGGTCTGTGGTGCTGTCCGGCGTCATCCTGCGCATCCGTATATTGAACGGGTGCGGCGGCAGGTTACCCACCACCACCGAGGCCAGATACTGCGAGGTGGTTTTGCCCTTAATGGTGATGTCTTTTTCCGTCACCCAGCCACCATTACGCTGTATCTGAACCAGCAGACGGACTTCCGACGGATTCCTGTCACCCTTTGAGGTGGTTTCCACCAGTGCCTGTACACCGAAGGTAAAGCGCAGACGGTCGATGTTTGCCGACGTGATGGTGCGGGTGATCGGCGTGTCATATTTCACTTCCGTACCCAGCACCGTCTCGGAGCCGGAGGATTCAAATCCCTCCGGCGGTGACTGCTCCTGCTCACCTGCCCGGAACACCACCGTGACGCCGGATATATTGGTATTCCCCTCACTGTCCAGCACCGGCGTACTGTTCAGCAGCACGCTTTTTAATCCATCCACCGGACCTTCAACCGGCCCTTCGCTGATGGCATCGATCACACTCAGCAGCTGCGTGGACTTCAGGTTGTCCTTCGCTTCGCGCGGGGTATGCCCCTTACTGCTGCCTTTACCCATTCGTCACGCTCCATAAACGACAAAACCGCCCGCAGGCGGTTTCATATAAAATGTTTTGCATCAGCGACCAATCACCACAACCTGACCACCATCCCCTTCGTCTGCCGTGCTGATCTCCTGAGAAACCACACGTGATCCCACGCGCATTTCCCCGTACAGAACAGGCAGAACATTGCCCTGGGCAACCATGTTATCCAGTGACGAGAAATACGTGTTCTGTTTGCCGTTATCTGTACTGGCTGCCGTGGGCGTCCTGGCTTTCGGTGCCAGCATCTGCGCCACACCACCCAGGATCATACTGGCCCCTGCTGCATACAGACCCGATACAGCCGCGGCACCCAGCCAGCCAACAGGGTTCCACCATGCCACCGCAATCAGCGCCGCACCCAGCACCGCCTGAAACACACCGCCACTTTTTGCTCCCGCAAGACGCGGAACGATGTGGATCACGGCACCATTTTTCAGCGGCTCATTAAGACGGGCTGATAATTCGTTTTCGCCTGCATCACGCCCGGCAATGCGCACCTGATACCAGCCATCGCTCAGTTTCTGACGAAACGCCGGGATCTGCATGGCCAGCGCCCGGATGGCTTCGGCCCCCGTTTTCACACGAAGGTCGATGCGGCGGCCAAATCGTTGCAAATCCCCGTAAAGGCAGATACGTGCCATGCCCGGTGACGCCAGAGGGAGTGTGTGCGTCGCTGCCATTTGTCGGTATACCTCTCTCGTTTGCTCAGTTGTTCAGGAATATGGTGCAGCAGCTCGCCGTCGCCGCAGTAAATAGCGGCATGATTCGGCACCGATGAACCAAAACAGCACAGCAGCACATCGCCCGGCTGCGCCGCTGACAACGGCACCTGATACAGCCCCGTTGCCTCCATATTATCCAGATAGAGATTCTGACCGTGACGCCACCAGTCATCCTCACGATGAAAATCAGGCATCTCAATTCCCGCCAGATGGTAAGCATCCCGGAACAGCGTGTAACAGTCCGTCACCCCGTGCTCAAAGCGCCGCCCGGTAAGATGTGGCACACAGCGGAACTTGTGAATCGCCCCCCGGCAGACCAGCCACCACGGCAAATCACTCTGCACCTGCAGCCGCCGGTCGGCCTCACTCAGCCAGGGCAGAGCACCGGGGTGACTGTGGACCAGCGCCACAATCTCACCCTGCATTTCTGCCCGCAGCCAGTCCTCCGGAGCCATCCGGAAATACGCCTCCGGCTCACCGGAGATATTCACGCAGGGAAAATATCTTTCCCCTTCCGGCGTTCTCACCACGAAGCCGCACGACTCCGCTGGCGCACATCGCCGGGCGTGCGCCAGAATCGCTGATTCTGTCTCTGTCATGGGATTTACTGCGAAAGTTTGTTAATGGAAAGGAAGCCGCCAAAGTTGCCGACGTTATTGCGAAACTTACAGCCACTCAGGCATTTGCTGCATTTATCCTTCGTGATATCGGACGTCGGCTGGTCATATTCATCCGCGACCGCCGGACCGTGATAACCGCACTCATCACCGCGATAGGTCCAGGTGCAGGTATTAGCCAGCATGATGCGGCCCGGAAAAACAGCGCCGTCCGTTTCCGTCGGCGTGGACAGTACAAAGGAGGCACTGACCGCGCTCAGTTCGCTGCACTGCTCAATGCGCCAGCGGCTGATTACCTCCTGCTCCGGATCGGCGTCACTGTTTCCGTTGACGAAGTTCACCGCATCCAGAAAACGGGCGTAAACCTTACGCCTGACCACCGTTCCGCCGACCAGACTCTGCAGGTCTTCCGCCATCCCGGTGACCATGCCGTGCAGATTAGAGACTTTCAGCGTTGGCCTTGCACTGGCTCCTTTGCCGTTCATCTCAAATCCACTTCCCTGAATGGGATAGGCCTGATACTGCCGCCCCTGCCAGGTGACCGGCTCACCTTTTTCGTTCTGCTCATTACAGAAGAAATAACGATCTCCGCCGACCTCTGTCAGATCAATTTCCCAGAGCACGATCAGCGCGGATTGCTCCGTTTTAGTGCACTCATTGAGTGTTTCCTGCTGTATATCCTGCATCAGTGAGTGACCTCTTCAAAGGTACAGTTAAAATCGGTATACATGGCATTATCCGAAATGCTCCACTCCCTGCAGACAACCCGGACAGTCCTGTTGTGTTTTGGCGGACGCCACAAAAAAGCACGAATCCCGGCATGACGGGATAAAAAACTGTCCAGCGCGGCACGGGAATATTCATCTGTGACACGAAATACCGGTTTAAACGTTTTCAGATCCGCATTCAGACCACCAGCCCGTCGCTGTTCATATCCGTCACCAAACTTTACCGTAATAACTGATGGCTTTCGTGTCGTCTCCATCCCCTCACGGGGGATCCAGTTAAAAACTTCAGGCTCAGGCACTGTACAATCCTCCATCCCGACGCGATGACTGCATAATTGACACAACCCTGCTGTCGATCAGATCCACCAGTCCCCTGGCTGAGCGCGCATCTATCTCGCCATTGCTCCCTTGATTCTGAATGCTGATGTGATACACGGGAGAATAAACAAACCCCCCGCCACTATTCACATTGCCAATGGCTCTGACCCCAAGAGAGCCGTCCGCTGCCCGTGTCAGTGGCATGATAGCTTCAGGCCCGGCCTCGCCCATCAGCCCGGCACCTTTCGCAAAAGCAAAATACGTCGGTGTATCCACAATAGTGTTACTGTAAGCACTCAGATTTGCCGATGTGTAAACACCACCTTTTGCGTTTGCCACCGCCCCCGAAATCCATCCGCCGACCGTACCAAGCCACCCTCCGGCACCGGAGAGTGACTTCAGTCCGTTAACAATGGCCGCATTCATCAGAATTTTTGAAACTTCCTGGAGAATTGAACTCCCCCAGTTTCTCCAGTCCACAACATTTCCGGCCAGTGCATCGGAAATATTTGATACCAGTCCGTCCATAGTGGAAACGACAGCATCTGCCGCCTGCGAAGCATAATCGGTGGCACTGTCTGCCCAGTTGGTCAGCCCCTCCTGGAGTCCTGCATTCCAGTTATTACGTAAAGCATCGGCCTTTGCATAATAATCCTGCTGATCGCTGAGACGCTCTTCCAGATATTTTTTATTCAGTTCTTTCTCCTGTTTCCACAGGGCTTCTTCAATTTCTCCGGCCTGATACTGTCTCAGCAGCTCGTTATTTTTCTGCTCAAACTCATGCCGGATACTCCACATTTCCTGGAGTCGTTCACGCATCCGTGAGCCTTCACCATATCCCAGTAACTGCGCGTCGTTAGACGCCCGGGTACTGGCATTACTGTCCGCCAGGCTGCTTTCATACGCAGCAAGCTGCTCACGAATCTTTTTCTGGTCGATGAGTGCTGCATTCTGCAAAAGCGTTTTTTTCTGCGCTTCTGACAGGGTTGATAATTCGCCCTGACTGACCTGATATTTCATCTTAGCCAGTTCAGTATTCTGCCCTGCCAGTGCTATTTGTTCTTTTTGCTGTTTAATCAGCCGTTTATAAATATCTTCTGTTTTTTCCGCTTCGGTCTTTTTATGCGCTTTGGGTTTATTTGCCTGGTTATTTCGCCAGGCATCCAGTGAGTTATTGATATAATTCTGTCTGGCTGTCTGATACGCCTCTCCCACAAAGCCAAGATCATCCGCAGCATAGCCCAGTCGAGCACGCTCACGCGCTTCCCCCTTAAGGCGGGACAGAGCCAGTTCGCGCTTGCTGTTATTCAGTGCGGTCTGCTGTTTATCATCCAGGGTTGCCTGTGGTAGCCGTAACGGTACATTCACCAGCCCCTGTCGCTGCTGAAGTAATTCATTACCAAGCCCAAGAAGGCGATTAAACTCGGTATGCTGCCCATTCATGATCAACAGGGACTGATACGCTTTGTTTTGTTCCGCCGCCTGTTGACGGATCAACGCAACCCGCCGCTCCTCCAGCCCGGCAAGCACATCCTGAATGGATTGCGCTTTGCCCTGCATTTGTGTGAGACGGGACTGTTCAACTGCCAGTTGATTTGTTGCTTCTGCAAGCCCTTCTGTGACTGTTTTTACCGACGTCATGTGGTTAATCATAAAACCGTTATCGGTTGTCCAGCCCGGGTTTGCCAGCACATACTGATAGCCAGCAATTTTTTCCTGTAAGGATTTAATCTTACTTTTCTGCTCGTCAATTAACCTGTTTTGCTCATCAAGTGCCTGCCGCGTCTTTTCCTCATTATCTGACGCTTCAGGAAGCGACATTGCCGACGTTTTCTGGCGAATTTCGTCGATTGTTGCGGCATACTGGCGTGCAGATTCTCTGGCCTGCTCCTGATTCTGATACATCGTGTACCAGGCCGTCGCCCCCAGCATGACGAGTCCCGGCACACCACCAACCAACCCCAGCGCACCACTTAACAGACGACTCCCCACTGACGTGACAGTATTCAGCGTTGTCTGCGCCGCTGTTCTGGCCGCAATATTACGGGTAAGTGACGCCTGAGCAGCTGTCAGCTTCGCTTCTGCTGCGGCCTGCCTTTCGGTACCGCGAGCAGCAACAACCGCCTGTTGCGCACGATAAACCGCCGCACGCGCCCTGGCGGTTGCTATCTGTGTCCCCCGAAGTTGCGCTTCAGCAAGAGCCACTTCGTTTCTGGCTGCAGTAATTAATCCGGCAGTTGCAGATCCAGCAGACGACGCCATATTGCCAAAATATCGGGCTACCCCGACGGCAACCAGTGCGCCAGCTGCAGCAGCCACGGTATCAATATTGTCTGCAACACCATTCAGCACACCGGAGAGTGTCTTTGTCACTCCGCTTGCCTCGTTCGCACCACCAACCCAGGCCATAAAGGCGTTTTCAACTTTGGTTGCAGAGGATGAAACAGTATCAGGCATTGCTGCATATTCATCACGCAACGCCCCAAGCTGACTAATCAGTGCAGGAACAACCTTATCGGCGGTCAGTTTTCCGTTATCCGCCATGGCCTTCAGATCCTTACGGGCAACCCCCATTCCCGCAGCCAGCGCACGAATAACACGATCGCCGTTCTCATTCACCGAGTTAAACTCTTCACCGCGCAGCACTCCCTGCGCCAGTGCCTGACTGAACTGCATGATCACCGAACTGGCTTCTGCTGTACTGGCACCGGATAATTTCAGGCCCGTGGAGATCGCCTCGGTGACTTTCAGTACCTCCTCAGAACTGTAACCATACTCCCGCATGGAAGCTGCAGAACGGGCAAAAAGGCTGGCGTTATCAGAAAACGCCGTCCCCGTTCTCTGGCTGATCGCCATTAATTCACGCTGTGATGCCTGAAAATCATCACTGGACTGTGAGGCCTGCTTCAGACGGGCATTTACTGAATTCCACTCATCGGCGAGAGAAATAAGATGACCGGTAGCAAAAGCCCCGGCAAATGCCCCCGCCATATTCAGTGCCGAAGATTTAGCTGTATTTATCTGATCCGTCACTTCTGCCAGTGCACGCCGCATTTCACGGGAGGCAGCAGCAGACTGTTGGCCTCCGTTCTGCATGGTGCGGTAGTAATCCTGCCCCATACGCGAAGCCCGGGAGATCTCTGACTGGAATGACCGGGAGTTTGCCGAGATTTTAATAATCAGTTCACGTAATGTCGCCACACTCATTCTCCGGACGAAAAAAAACCGCCGAAGCGGTTATGTTGACTCACTGAGACACTATTAAAAGCGCGTTTTCCAGTCCGGCAAATGGATCTGAAGCGCCTTCTGTCTGCTCCTTCTCCCACTGAAGAAGCGCATCATTCAGTGACACTTTGACCCCCTGCGCACCGTAAACAGCTGAAACAATCTGGGCAGCCCGGAAATCAGCCCGTTCGTCCCCCAGCGGGCTGAACCTGTCAAATTCTGCCCACATCATGATTTCTGATGCGGACATTTCCCGGCGTAACTCTGACAATGTGCGCCCCATCCTGAGCGCCAGCATCATCAGAAAACGCATCCCCGGAAGCGCTACTTTTTTTTAACCTCGCCGGCATCACTGATCAGTTCCAGAGACTGCCGAAGAAGCCGCGCATGCACCGGGCCATACACGGCAATCACCTGTTCACGATCATCCTCTGAAAATACGGGTTGCAGTCCGGTATCACACAGAACATCAATGAACAGTTCAACATCTGCCTCCAGATTTCGGCGGGCGCGCTCCGCAACGGATAACGGTGTCTCATCATCTTTTGCTTTAACGATCTCCTGCCAGCGCAACCAGGCTTCTGCAGAAGGTTCCCGTAACACAACCGTTGCTCCCTCCCATTCAGGCACATCAACGGTTTTATGGCGAAACCCCGACATCGTTGCCAGTGCCAGATTACGAATATTTTTAGTCATCACATCCATCCTCATTAACTGACGGTTACAGTGCAGGAAGTGGAGGTCACTTTGTTAACCGGGCTCGCTGAATCAGAAATCTCGCAGGTATACGCACCGGCATCACCGGATGCTGCTGATGCCTTACTGAACGTTGCCGCCGTCTGTCCGGAAACAGGAGAACCACCTTTCTTCCAGGCATAAGAATAAGGCGGCACACCACCCACAGCCTCAACCGCCATTTCAAGTTTCGCTCCGGAAGCAACCCGCAGCGTGCTTTTTAAATCGACCTTCACTTTCAGCGGCTCTGTCGTCAGCACAGGCTTACCTTTCAGGCGCAGAGAAAACGTTGCAGCCACAACACCATTGGTTCCTGCAGACCAGGTATGCTGACGCACCTCTGCCATAAAGGTAAATCCGTTGCCTGACGGAAAAATAACTTTAAAGCCATACGTGGTGTCATTGTCATAGGCACTGCGCAACGCGTTCTGGGCAGCATTCAGATAAAAGTTGCCTGACATGGAAATCTCTGAAGCAGCCCCAAGACCGTTAATATTTTCCTGCTCAACAGAACACAGCGTGGTGACATCAATATCCTGCTTTTGTCCTGCGGTAAACTGCACCTCTTTGATTGTACAGCTCAGGCCAAGATAGCTGGCAGAATCCAGGGTTTCTGCTGTTACCGGTGCAGACGAAATCATAATTTTCGTCAGTTGCGAACGCTCAAAATTAGAGGACATACTCGTCTCCTGAAAATAAAAAAACCCGCCAGCGGCGGGTGGGTAAAATCATTAATGACCTCAGGCTATTACCTGGAATTCAAGCGTGGCTCTGCTCAGACGGGAGTCAGGATCATAACCCTGCGTTTTAGAAATAACGGAGGGTGCCAGTTTTCTTACCGCATCAAGCGCCTGCTCACGAATATTATCTGCGTCATCAGGTACTGTCGCCCAGACATCGATCTGCACGGTAATTCTGGATTCAGCCTGCCCATCAAGCACATCAGATACCGTGTCAGACACCACAGAAAACACCAGCCACGGCGGAGATACCGCAGGCTTTCCCTCCGTCAGCGGGACCACATAAGGATAAACCTGTCCTCCGGCCAGCTGAGACAACAGGGAATACAGTGTGGCCTCCCTCATTTACTTAAGACCTCATCAATAGCCTGATTCATTCGCTGTATGGCAACCTGCGCCGCCAGCTCCTCTGTCGTATCGAAAGCCGGGCGAATGAATGGATGCGCGGGCATGTTTATCGTTCCCAGCTCCACAAAGCGCCAGTAAAATGCATTTCGGGGATCGCTGGCTTTCATGCTGTTATCACTGTTTCCGGTTCGCAGGTTCCGTCCGCGAATGTGGACACCCGAGATAATTTCCCCCCGACGCTTTGAACGCTGAGTGAGAACAACCACATTTTTCTTCAGTTTCCCGGTTCGCTCCGGCGCACGTTCAACAACTGCATCCCGCATAACTTCAGCACCGGCACGGGTGGCATCGCGCAGAACCTTATTGTTTTCTGCCCTGCTGAGCGTCTCCAAATCCCGTGCAATATCCGCCAGGCCGGAAAAATCAAGACTGAAATCCATCACACATTCCCCTTCAGGCTGCAGAGTATTTCAAGCCGGGTAGCGCGTGCATCCGGTATTGGTGGACCTTCTATACCCAGAATGGCCCCTTTAAATGCACCGGTCAGCACTTTCAGACGTGAAGTCGCTGTCACATCGCGCCGGAATCTCATCCAGACTCTGACCGTAGCCTGAGCGGTTTCTGCTCCGCCTGAGATTATCTCCCTCCCGCTGATACCCTTAACTTCTGCCCATACGGTAGCTCCCTCCGTCACCGTCTCCACCGGATGCCCTGACGGAGAGCGGGCGGTGGTGACATTCAGAATAATTACGCGATCACGTAATCTGCCCGCCTGCATGTCTCCTCCTACAAAGGAATAAAACGATAAGGCTCCAGCAGAGAAGAAAAACCAAACGGGACTGGTGCCTTGCTGACATCTGAGGAATTTTCCCGGTTTTCGTACCAGTGCCCGACCAGCAACATGAGCGCCAGCAAAACATCATCAGCTATAAGCACCCCTTCAGGATCACCTTCCGGCACCGTCTCCTCATAAAGCTTACGGTTGATAAAATTTTCTGCCTTGCGGCAGGCAGCCCGGAAATACAGCATCAGTAACTCATCATCAGTTGCATCATCTGTATCAATACGGCACTGCGCCCTGAGTTTTTCCACTATTGCTGCCATCAGAAACTCCTGCCCGCAACACTGTGCGGGCATAAAAAAACCGCGTCGGCGCGGTCTGTAACTGAACAACGAGTGGTTATTTGCCAGTGAGCGCCTTGATGGCTGCCACATCTTCCAGCACACAGTCAAAACGATGGAAAGCCAGAAATGCCACCTGATCAAACTCAGCATAACGCTCAACCAGACGTTTCAGTTCCATATAAGTAACGCGGCGAATGATAAAGCGGTTGAAATCCCCCAGGAAAATGAATTTTTTTCCAGTACCAATCCCGTCAATAGCCTGATCAATAACATAAGGGATCCCCAGCACAGTAGCCGGCGTACCGCCTGCAATATCCGGCAGCCATAACGGGCGTTTCTGTCCATCCTCCATCTCTTCAATAGTCTGCAATGTGGCATCATTGAATGCCCAGCGGTATTTCGGCCCACCACGATATGCCGGATCAATGGCATGTTTCAGGGCATTCATTTCTTTCCAGGTGAAAGCGGCAGAGGCTGCAGTCTGGATGGTTCCCGTCACCGACGCTGCCAGCCCTTTTGGCTGTAACGGTGATCCCGTTCCGGTCCCCTGAACCAGATATTTTGCCTCTCCACGACCAATACGCTGGGCAATACGGTTTGCCAGATAAGATTCAATATCCACCCCACTGTCCTGGAGCAGCTCATTGGACACACGAATTATTTTCGATGACAGCTTTTTAGCCCCCAGAATAGCGGTCCCGAACGTCACATCCTGTTCCGTTGCGGCTGTATTTTCCGCCAGCAGTTCGCCCTCTTCAGTCGTGCCATCAGACGTTGACCAGGTGATATCCTGCCCGGTTGATGTGGTCAGAAGTTGCGCCACACTGGCAATCCCGCCATAAGCCTTCATGGTGTCAATGATTTTGTTACGCATCTGCGTGGGCACCGTATATCCGCCCTGAGAATCCGTTGTTACACTCTGAGCCCGCAGTTCACGCATCAGATTACGCTCTTCAGCATTCAGTTCTGCAAATCCGGCACGCAGAAAACGGTTAAATGCCGCAGCACGCTTCTCTTCCACCGCCTTTTTCCCGTTCTCCGCCTCATTATTCTGGCGCTCTTCCGGCCCGGACTCATCCACATATGCCTGATCCTGACGGCGCAACTCTTCTTCACGGGCGATTTGCTCATCCAGCGCATCCAGCTCAGCTTTCGCCCTGTTCCACTCTGCCCGTTGCTCATCAGTCCATGCGTTATCACCAATTTTTTCATGCAGTGCACGCATATCCTTTGCAATGGTGTTTCGTTTTTGCTTCATCTCATGAAGTTTCATCGTCAGTAGTATCCTTATGCATTAAGAAGGGTCAAAAGGCGCTCACGCGCCATTCGTTCATTAACAGCTTTCTTCAGCGCACCACTCGCCCGCGCTTCCTGCCAGGCTTTCATTGAGCGGACACCGGAGTCTGCGTCCTGATAGGCCGGATATGTCACCGGGCTGACGTCATACAGACGAGAAATGCGCGTGATTTCCCGGATAACAATCCCCTCGTCGTCTTCATACCAGCTCTCTCCGTCACGGGCGACACGAAACGCGAACGAGGACTGGTTAATGTCACCACGCAACATTGGAGACAGCACCAGGTCACAAATAGTCGGAGTATCCGGTGCAACAATGTCATAACGTAAACCGCGTTCATCCACCGACAATGACAATGTGCCGGCAGAACTTCGTCCGAGAATGAAATTAGGATCATGATTAAACAAGCCACGTACATCATCATTCAGTACATCATCAAAAGCCCCCGGCTTGATGATTTCACGAAATCCCCACAGAGGTTCTGAACGACTGTTAAATACCGAGCCATACCCCAGAATGTGGGTCGGGGCATTATCATATTGTTCCGCCCGCACCTCCCCGCTGTAACAGCGCGTTTCACGGTCATTCATCGTTCTTTTCCTCTTTGCCTTTCGTATCTTTAAAGTTATTCAACGGATTTGCTGCATTTACGCTGACCAGCATTTCATCCAGACCGTCAACCGGGTTCATATCCTCAAATGCCCTGGCTTCATTCCGACTCATCCAGCCATCTGTAATGGCAAAGTGATAGAACTGCGCACGCTCCTGTGGGGTCCCACGGAGCAACCCCGTGAGGTTGAAACGAACGTAATACCCGGCAGCCCGTTCTGTACGGGTAAACAGGCGACGGTTAAGCTCCTGCTCCCAGTTCGCAACCCAGGGCATCATCGTGTAGCGAACAAACTGAATCGCCTGCTGCGTAATATTCGAAAATGTGGCTTTTTCCAGGTCATTAATCATGTGCGCCGGGACATTAAAAATCCCTGCAATCATCGACCTGTTCAGCTTGGTCATATCAATGATCTGAGCATCCACCGGAGAAACTGTCAGAGCGCGGTAATCCAGTTGCGCAGGCAACAGCATGGTTTTATTTTCCTGGCTGCGAAGCGCTGTCACCGCCCGCTGCCACATATTTTTAAGCCTGCCCCAGCTCTGTTCGTTCAGTTCATTTTTCACAGAAATAATACCGGCAGGACGGGCATTACCGTTAAAAAAGGCGCTGGTATACTGCTGGCCACTCATTCCCATACCAATGGTTTCAGCATGCTGCATGATCGGGCTCAGTCCCATTTTCTGATTGTTTCCCAGCGCCCTGATATGGATCATGTCGTCCGGACTTACCGCAAATGCACCCTCTTCGTTATACACCCCGTAAGTATGACGCCCACCGGTGTTAAGTAACGTGGTTTCCCATGGCATACAGCATTCAAGGCTGGTAACCTCTCCACGACGATTACGTTTTACCCACGTATAACCATTGCCCCACCCCAGCACATGACGCTGCTTCAGTTCCCGCCACTTATAGCTGGTCTGCCAGGCATTAGGTTCATCATGAACGAGCCAGAACAACGGATGATCGCGTGCAGGCTGAACATGCTCATTCGTTTTTCGCATCACATGCAGGGGCATCTGAGCCACACTGGATGAAATAACATAAATACAGGCATAGACAGCAGCCAGCTTCATGGATGTTTCCGGACTGACATACACATCCCGGGCAAAAATATTATCCGTCTCAGCGGCCTCTCCGGTTACCGGAACCGAGGGATTTTCCAGAGGCTCACTGCGAAACAGAGCATCAAGAAGCATGTTTTCTCCTCATGGACACCACCAGTGCATAAAGCAGCAACAAACAGCCCGACAGCATCAGAGACGCTGGCAGACCTGCATACAGATAAACGCCAGCAGCGAGCAAACCGAAACCGATCAGCCCGGTCATATCAGTAATAAGCTGTTTCACAGAATTAACAGGTCCTCATCAGGATCAAGCGTGGACAGAAAGTCATTCACGCCCCCGCCATTTACCAGAAAGCGGCTCATGGCCGTAAAAAGCGCAACAGGGCCGTCGATTTTGGCTTCAGGCGTGGATTTATTCGGGAAGATGTTGTCGTTTTTGTCCGGTTTTACCGTAACGTTAGACATCATCCAGTTCATGACCGGATGATTGCTGTGATGGAAACGCCCGGCATAAACCAGTGATTCCGTTTCCTTCATGGCCTCTGACAGATTGCGGACCGTCTGCGGAACCTCCACCAGCGGTATCCCTTCTTCAGCCAGTGCCAGGCTGAACTGCATTGCGCTCCACGGGTCAAATCCCAGTTCCCTGAGGTTTTCACCGCCAATCCATTCCAGTAAGTCACTTTTTATCTGAGCATGATCGATAACATCACCATCCGTCAGGATGAGCTTATCCATCTCCGCCCACTTCCGGTAAAGTTCTGCCTGCTGCCGCGAGCATCGCTCCAGCCGTCCTTCCGGAAGCCAGAATTTAAAATCAGCATGAACATGTCCGTTATCGGTTCGCCAGAGTTTTGCCGCCGCACAGATATCAATCTTATGAGCAAGGTCGACGCCGACCCACATGGGATATGTTTTCAGCTCATGTTGTGGAGCAATGTATTCGCACTTCTCCCACTTAATCATATCCATCCAGGCAGATTCGGCAGTGACCCACACATTCATGTGTTTGGTAAAAAAATTCACCCGCGCAGAGACCTGCTCCTTCGCTTTTTTCGCCAGACGACGCAGATCATCCCAGCGTTTACAGATGCCCAGGCCAGGATTCGCTTTCTGCCAGACCGTTTCATCAAACGGATCATCTCCCTCATCGAGCGTGTAAATGATCGCAAAGTAGGAGTCGTCTTTTACCGCGCCCTCCACGTCGCTGTTATAGCCTCGCAATACCTTAATGGCGTAATCGCGCTGCTCGTAGCAAATCCCTTCCTTGTTAAAGCCAGCCGTGGTGATGCCAAATAACAGAGACTGCAGACGGGCACCGGTTGCCGTTTCCAGAACGTCCCACACGTCACGGGTTTTATGAGCATGCAGCTCATCAATAATGGCGCAGTGGATGTTCAGACCGTCCAGGTTGTTTGCATCCGAGGAAAGCGGTTCAAATTTTGATGCGCTCTGCTCCTGGTAAATCGCCAGCTTGTTGAAATCAAACAACCGCCCGAGTGTCGACCGGGCTTTTCTGACCATATTTTTGGCGTCTTCAAACACAATTCTGGCCTGGTCACGCGTGGTTGCGGCTGAATACACCTCAGCCCCGCCTTCACCATCTGCCCCCGTCATATACAGACCGATACCCGATGACAGGGTTGATTTTGCGTTTTTACGGGCAACTTCGTTGTATGCTGTCCGGAACCGGCGCACCATCACCGGGCGTCCACTGCCATCGCTGCGCATGACAACTTCCCCGGTTTCTTCATTCACCAGCGGAATGACAAAACCAAAAATATTAATGAGGATAAACACATGCCAGTCCATCAACTCAATGGGCTGACCTGCCAGCGCCCCTTTCACATGGGGTACAAATTTGTAGAAATTAAGGATGTGCTGTGCACGGGGTTCACTGAAATAAATCCCCCGCTCTTCGCCGTACTTCAGATCATCAAGAAAACGCTGGCAGGCCAGACGGACAAATTCGCCAGCAACAATTTCTCCTGCAACAACACGTTCGGCGTAGCGGATCCCGTCAGCCACTTTTGCCATCAGTCTCTCGCTTTTAAAAGCTCTGCCAGCGGATCAACATCATCCGGTCCGGCGGTATTTACTTTCGCCCGGCTTGCCGGTGACATACCAAACTCTGCAAGCATCGCCCGAATCCGCTTCCAGGCATCAGCCTTCATCGCAGCAGCCGGGTGTGCCTTGATCAGCACATCGCCATTCTGCGTTTCCGTGCGGTAGGTATAACCCTCAACATCGAGTATTTCGCAGTGATGCCGGTATTCGGTGTAGGCTTCCACCAGTAACTCGAGCGCACGTGCATCGAGCTGAGAAATGATCCCTTCCGCATTCAGCTCTTCCGCCATTCGCCTGAACCAGTACTTCCCCTGCGCCCCTAAATGTTGCGGAATTTTAGGGAGACCTTTTTCATCCTTTTTAGCGGTTTTTTTGGAGTCTTTAACTGGCCGCTTTGAGGGGTTACCTCGTATCAAATGCAGGCGTGGCGGGGTTTTCGGGGGTCCAGACATAATCGGTTTTACCTATCAATCATTTAATCACATTCCAAAAAAAAGTTTTCGAACCTGCGGCGATGCGAGGAAAGGTCAGGCGGCGGTACTGAGCAGCCAGGGTTGCAGAGATTTGACCTGCCCCTCCCCTACAGATGGGAACTGTTATCAATTGATGCGTTCGCGCGCTGTTTTTGCTTTATGACAGGGCCAGCACAGACTCTGCAGGTTACTGTCTGCATCCGTGCCACCATGAGCTTTCGGAATGATGTGGTCCACAGTTCTGGCTTCAACGGCTCTCCCATTGCGCAGGCAGTTCTGACACAGATGATTATCACGCTTCAGTATGCGCGCACGTATGGCATCCCATTTCGAGCCATAGCCACGCTGGTGGCGGCTCAGTCCGCGTTGATGCTGTACCCATCCTTCGCCACGATGTTTATCGCAGTAACCAGAACTGTCTGTGGTTGTACCTGCACATCCACGCTTACGGCAGGCGCGTGGGATTCGTGGGGGCATATGTACTCCAATGAAGAAGCCACCGACATAGCCTCCTCCATTCATAGTGAAACTATTTTCATCTACCCAGTAATGAATTCTTTGTAGAGTTGTGATCAATACAACTCACTAATGGAGAGGCTTGTCCAACACGTTGGACAAGTTTCCTGTTTGATTTACTGGACACTATAGAAGGACAGAATGCCTTCATCACTCGAATAACATCAATTAAGGAGGTTCAACATGTTTCATTCCACAAATCATCAGGCTGTAATTATGGCTGCATCAGCTTGTGCCACAGACCTTTTCCGCTTCACTTTGAGCCTGATTCATTTCTACCTGACCGGCTCGCCTCTATCTTTTTAATCCCCGCTTTATCCAAATTGCATTGCCAGAATGCCGACAACAGACTGACATTCAAATCCTGACTACCTCCGATAGGCTGAGCATCCACCTATATAGTTTTAATTTTCATCAATCCATTTAACTATCGTTTAATTGTTGTCACATAGGATTCTGCCGTTTTTAACAATGCAGGATAATAAGATGAAAAAAATGTTGTTTTCTGCCGCTCTGGCAATGCTTATTACAGGATGTGCTCAACAGACGTTTACTGTTGGAAACAAACCGACAGCAGTAACACCAAAGGAAACCATCACCCATCATTTCTTCGTTTCGGGAATTGGACAGGAGAAAACTGTTGATGCAGCCAAAATTTGTGGCGGCGCAGAAAATGTTGTTAAAACAGAAACCCAGCAAACATTCGTAAATGGATTTCTCGGTTTTATTACTTTAGGCATTTATACTCCACTGGAAGCGCGTGTGTATTGCTCACAATAATTGCATGAGTTGCCCATCGATATGGGCAGCTCTATCTGCACTGCTCATTAATATACTTCTGGGTTCCTTCCAGTTGTTTTTGCATAGTGATCAGCCTCTCTCTGAGGGTGAAATAATCCCGTTCAGCGGTGTCTGCCAGTCGGGGGGAGGCTGCATTATCCACGCCGGAGGCGGTGGTGGCTTCACGCACTGGCTGACAGACTGCTTTGATGTGCAACCGACGACGACCAGCGGCAACATCATCACGCAGAGCATCATTTTCAGCTTTCGCATCAGCTAACTCCTTCGTGTATTTTGCATCGAGCGCAGCAACATCACGCTGACGCATCTGCATGTCAGTAATTGCCGCGTTCGCCAGCTTCAGTTCTCTGGCATTTTTGTCGCGCTGCTCTTTGTAGGCGGTGGCGTTATCACGGTAATGATTAACAGCCCATGACAGGCAGACGATGATGCAGATAACCAGAGCATAAATAATCGCGGCGACTCTGCTCACTGATCTATCCCCCAACAGGCTAATGCGCTTTCCTGGTCACGACGAATAACCTGTCCATAGCAGTTATTTGAACGTATGCGGCAATCGCGCCCACCATCTTTTATCCACCAGCGAATCGCCTCGCATGCACCCTTACGATCACCGGCATTCAGCCGCTTATAAAACGTCGACGGGAAACACTTACCGGGGCCAATGTTATAGGGACAAAATGACGCTATACCCGCTTTCTGTGGTTCGGTCAGTGGTACTTTAATATTGCGCTCCACCCATGCCAGCGCCTTATCACGCTCAATGGCGTTGACCTGGTCGCATTTTTCCTTCGACAGTTTCATACCGGGAAAAACGGGTTTTCCATCCACCATCGTGGCACCCCGACAGATGGTCCAGATGCCGGACCCATCGCGGTATGCCGTTGTGTGGTTACCTTCTTTTTCATCCAGAAACTGGTCGAGAATATCAGGCGCGGGCGCACCGACGGCAATCAGTGCCAGAACGGCAGCCGACAGGCCGTATCTGATTTTTGCGTTCATGGATATTTATCAGGATTTATCGGTTTCTGCCCACGGACAGGTTTATCTGTTCCGGTCAGTGACTTAAGGTTGTGATTCCGGAGGAGTCTTCAGAGAACCAGTAATTCTTCCCGGTAGCTTTCCTTTGTAGGTTATCCATACATTCTGCGCCTCTAAAATTACGGGGCGCTTTTCCGGCGACTGCTCATCCCCTTCACATAACCCGGCAGCAACATCCAGGAAGACCTGTCTGATGCTCATTCTGGCTGCTGCCTCATAAAACTCCAGCGCGGCACCTTCAACACGGTCCAGCGAGATGTCCAGGTCAAAAATTTCACCGTCAAAGCGTTTTTTGTCCCGTAACGCTAAAGTTACCGTAACTTTATTCTCAAAATTGCGGATCCCTTTCACAATCAGTTCATAGTTTTGAGTCATTGAATTACTCTCCCCGTGCCGCCTTACGACGGTCCTCTCTGATTTTGAAATACAGGTTAGTCAGATATGTCAGCAGCCCAAACAGCAGACTCCCCAGCACGCCTATTGCCGCCCACTGAGACGGGGAAACCCTGTCCAGCAACTGCAGGAACCAGTAGCCCGTTCCCACCGCTGACGTGGTGTATGACACACCTGTTGTGATTTTTTCCATCTGGTCCATACCCCGTCTCCCGTTATCCGGAAGCTGACAACAATAAAAAAGCCACCAGTTAACTACTGATGGCTCTGATAACTCATGCAAGCGTCTCAGACGATCCACTGACACTACCGGTGAGTTTAACGATACCTTCCATTTGACTGGCTCACTTTTTATGATGATGCCGGTGTATTTATCTCCAGCACCAGACTTTCTATCTCAACGCCATACGTTGCATTTTTGGTAATATCCGTCAGCGTCAGTGCATTTAGTCTCACTGCCAGACCGTCTTTTATGGCCTGGAATGCCGGGCCAGTACGATGACGTAGTATCACTCCGGCTCAGTTGCACCACTGACCACCACATCACCTTCTGCTGCAATCGCCTGCATCAGGGTATAAGGGGTTATGGCCACCGGACTACCAAACGGCTGCCAGCCCTCTTTCAGTTTATGTGTCAGCTTTTCCGCAAGATCTGACGGCGCCGCCGCCCTGACAACATCATAGTGTTTAAATGCCATGGTTCTTTCCACCATCTGAAAAATAATTCTTTAAAATACCTGACATGTAATACAGAAAAAACACAAAACCATACCTTAAATAAAAACTTGATTATCAAGCAGATATGCATGGATAAACTACAAGACGAGATATAAACCACCCTGCATTTAAATAAACAATAAACAACATCAGAAAAATAATTCTGCTCTATGGTTTACATTCAAAAATATCATTTATACTTTTCAGAACATCACCAGCAAGGCATAAACAAGGAAACTAAATGAAGTGGATTGTGATTGATACAGTTATCCAGCCATCATGCGGAATATCTTTTTCAGTCATATGGAGTAAAGTAAAATTAATAATCTGGTATCAATCGGATGCTTTCTTACCTCCTGAAAGTATATTTACACTGACTCACACAGGTATCATGCTCAATAACAAAGTGCTACCTGTAACCATTTACAACGTAGTACCATTCAATAAAACATTCTGGAATTTAATCAAAAACAGCCAGGAATGCCCTACAAATACAGATAACGTATTGAATGAATGCTTTAATAACCGTTGCATTCTGCAAATATGTCCTTATGGACTAAAACAACAAAGTCCATAAGGAGTTTACTCACATCTGACAAAATCAATATAAACAGCCCCTCCGGAGAGGGGCTGGAGAGTGGCGCTATGTGCCATTGCATGGTGCCGGGTGCCTCCCGGTGAATTCAGTACCAGCACCTGAATTCGCGATTATCCCATATACCTACTCGCTGATTGCCCCTCCGCACAGGGGGATTCACCATGCCAGTTTCTTTTAACAAACTCCCCGCAAACCAGACAACAGTCAACCGCCTGAATTGTGAAGTATTTAAAAATTTCTCCCGCTAACTGATACCCGGCTAACAGTCTGGCGTTTTCTTTTTCAGCAACGGGAAAGCAACAACCACCACACCCGCCACCAGCACACCGTCAGCCAGCACTGACATTATCCGGCTGCTGCAATGCCACTCACAAAAACAGTAAGCAATCACTTTTTACCGTAACAAGTGATAATCCAGATATGTATCTACCCCAGATGAGTAATCCGAAGTTCATCCATACCACAGGTACTGGCTATTCTGTTGTACTCCTGAACAAGAGCAAATAATTCTGAATTAGCAACCATGAACTCATCGCAAACCCTCTGTATAGCATCACTATTCAGAATAATAACGTCTCTTCCCGAAAGACGATCAGGAGTACAGAACAAAACTGTCAAACGGCTGAAGGCCTTTGCTCGTCCTGCATTGACTATATCAATACGCTGCCTAAGGATGAAACACCCCGACGCCTCATCAATATTCACTCTACCCACACCATATGAATGATAAATATTTAATGCTGAAAAAACCATTAGACCGTATAACAAACACTCAATCAATACTTAACAGAACTTTTATTTTTGACAAACATAAAATATTTTCAACAATATCCTGAGCCAGGTATATTTCAGTATAAGGCTCTGCCGGAAGGAATCTGGAAGAATGAATATAGCGCGCTGTACTGGATTCGAACCAGTGACCGATTGCTTAGAAGGCAATTGCTCTGTCCGGCTGAGCTAACAACGCTGAATACCGATAATGGACCGCCATCGGGGACCCGCCCCCGCACCAACAACCCTGTTATCGTGTCGTCTGCTCTTCCTGATAAGCTAATGGCGGTTTGTGATGGTGGCCCTTGCTGGATTTGAACCAGCGACCTGGCGATTATGAGTCGCTCGCTCTCACCACTGAGCTAAAGGGCCGGGAGCAGAATAATAACGGTCCGTAATTAATTCCGCAATAAAAAACCCGCTCGGCGGCGGGTTGTAGAAACTCTTCTAACGTCAGGCATAAAAAGCCCATCGTTATGACGAATTTACCACAGATTCCGGAAAAATCAACCTTGTTACCTAGTTACCTTTTTTAACTGCCGCTCAGCCCATGCTTCTTCAATATCAAACCGGGTCACCAGCGCATCATAGAATTTCTTAACTGTTTTTTCCCATGACGCGCGTGTTATCTGGTTTGTCACCTCGCATATAGCATTAAATGCCTCCGTTGATGGTAGTCTTTCATAGCCACGACCACCACAACGCTGGCAGTCTCTGATAACAGGCATACCACGTTTTACCGACTCTTCACGATGAATGGCGACACCACGCCCACGGCAATCCTTACAGGCGGTGGAAACCTCACCCTTTCCGCCACACTCCGGACAGGCAACTTTTACCACCTCCCTGACTTTTTTCCATTCTTCCCAGTAAGACGGATACACACCTTTCGTACACTTTGCCCATACCGGCGGCTTACCATCCGGATACTGGACCTTGTTTGTAAAAACTACGCTTTCAATAAATTTTTCCCCATAGCAACAAGGGCACTGCTTTTTACTCGCTGCGCTGCGGGCATAATCCTCAAAAGCGTACGAAGCCATAATGCGCATCACTACCGGTTTTATTTCTGCCGGAAGTTTTCTCAACGCAGCCACACGATCGCACCGACTGAGTGCATAATCTGCCAGTAATTCTGTTGCCCGCGCCCTGTCATTCATACTGATGCCCATTTTCCCCAGGAACGCAGAAAAACCCATCTCAGCCCGATTCTGTGTCATGCCCTGCGCGGCCATCACATCAGTGATACTCAGCGCATCTTTTGACGTTGAGGCCGATGCATCGGTCAGGCCAGGGGATTTTGGGGAGTAGTATTTCGGTAAATCTTCCAGTTTCATTTTTTGACCTGCTCTTAATGCATTATGGGGTAAATCTTCACCCCCAGACGTCCACCAGATACTGGCTGACCACGAACGATATTGATTTCATCAAACTGCTCATCGTCCATTAACACTCCCGCATGCGTCAGCGCATCCAGCGGTGCTTTCAGGATATTGTCCAGGTCGCGACGACGCTTATCCGGTGGCTCTGCAATCACCTTTATCGCCAGCCTTCCGGACAGGCTTAATTTCAGCCGCTGCTGGCGAACAATAAGCGCCACAGCCCGGCGATAACGCTTTCCCTCCTCCGAGATAAAATATGTGCTGCCACGGCGTCGCCAGTAAGTGTTCACCGTCGGCGGGTAAGGTAAAACCAAATCTATGAGCATCAGTCACCTCTTTTACCCAAGCACGCCAGTTGCAAAGGCGTGATCAAGAAAACGAAAAATTAAATCAACCTGAGAACCATGCTTTTCTTCGAACGCCAGCGGATCCGCATGAAGCTCGTTGTGATGCTCCCGACACAGCGGTAGCATGAAAATATCGTGAGATTTTGTCCCCATTCCGCCCTGACCATGACCAATCAGGTGATGGGGATCGTCGGCTGGCTTACCACAACACGCACACGGCTGTGTCTTCACCCAGCGTGTGTATTTCTCGTTAACCCAACGGCGACGTTTAGGTCGTTTCATGAAAGATTCCGGAGACTCAGGATCAACGGCAATGCTGACCACCGTCTTTTCCTGTGGTGGGTTCTGTTGCTGGTGGGCGTGAGGCAACAGTGCAAGATTTTTTGTGCGCTGTTTCAGTATGCTGGTGGCGGTCTGCTCTCCCGGTACGATGTCGCTTTCACGGTACATTGAGCGGATTTTTTCCGCACGCAACCCCAGCGAACGACGTAATACCGCTTCCGGTAGCGCGTCCGCCACCTGATTGCGGACCGCCCACCAGGATAATTCAGCCAAAGATAATTCACGCTCCTGCGTACCGCTTATTGCGTGACCGATGACGTCAATCATCCATGCTGACAGGTTTTGATGAGCAAGTTGCTCGAGTGATTCGGATGTCTGGTCACGCAGCTGGTTGTCGCAGTGCCAGCACAACACCATTGCGCCGGTACCATAACGGTGAATGACGGTTTCGCTGTGATGATAATCGCCGTGTGGCCACTGGCAGGATTTAATATGGCGCAACAGCCAGTCAGACAATGCACCAGCACCACCAGCAGCACGAATTACCCGTGCGTTACTGAAAAACGGCAGCAATGTTTTGTCTTCCACCAGCGGCTGGCGAACGGCAGTAACGACCCCGGACGGCAGATTACGCATGCTTTTCGGTTCCGGCTCCACCAGTACCCGGGTATTGTGGAATACCGGCATGGATTCACGGCCCGGCTTAACGACCACCAGCCCGAGTTCCGGTACCAGAACAGGTCGAAGTAATACCCGCACGTTACCTCCAGATGCGTTGCTGGAATGTGCGGGACGGACGCGGTGGGCGTTCGGAGTAAGGAAGCCTGACGGAGATTATCCAGTGACGATAATCGAGGCTGAGGGCTTTCTTAATCTCGTATCCGTGTCTGCGGTAGCACTGAATTAGCCACTCGGCCTGTTCTTCAGTGCATGGGGGATGCTGGAACCAGTCAGATTTGAAAGTGCGGGAACGCCGCCCGTGCCTGCTGGCAAAGACGGCAGAATCATCAGAATTGTGTAATTTGGTATCGTGCGCCATCGGTTGTCTCTGCTGGCGCAGCAGGTGCCAGTTGTTCAGGCTGGCGTGCGAATTGTAAACCAGAATGCTAGGAAAAAACAAAACCCGCCGAAGCGGGTTAAGTGCGGGTGCGTTGAGGATGCCTGCCACATCAGAGGTGGCGAGGGATTTCTCCCTCGCCGGGTCTCTTACTCCTCAGGTTCGTAAGCTGTGAAGACAGCGACCTCCGTCTGGCCGGTTCGGATTCGTACCTCGCAGAGGTCTTTCCTCGTTACCAGTGCCGTCACTATGACGGTTAAACAGATGACGATCAGGGCGATTAACATCGCCTTTTGCTGCTTCATAGCCTGCTTCTCCTTGCCTTTCGGCACGTAAGAGGCTAACCTAGATTTGCCGTTCATAGATTGAGCCTCAGATTAATGTTAAGCGTCTTGCAGGACGCGTAATGTTAACTGGGGCTTTTCTCTATCTGCCTTTGGTGTTCATGCCTGAGACAGATAGCCTCAAGCACCCGCAGTCATTCTACTTAACTAAGATTTCCCCGCAAACCGTTTTTGTCCGGCACAGTAAATATCCAACTAAACCAATGGCGTTCGCTGTATTTACCGCCAGTATTCAATGCACATGACCGCCATGAACACCCCTAAAAAAAGGGCATTTATATATCCAAATATTAATATCAAAACATCAACTTTTTCCATATACCTTGCTGTGAAGATGATGGGCATACATGATACGAACAACCAAAACGCAACAAACAAAAACTGCAATGCGTTTTTCATTATTCCTCCTACAATCAATGTGCAATTACATTTAAACACACCTCAATTTGGCCGGACATATAAATATCTAAACCAGAAAAAATCACTTACATAGCGTTACAAACTCTTTAGTCTAAATATTCATCGTAAAACATTCCCCATACTTATCAGCCCGTTCTGCGCCAGGTAGCTCATTGCCTTATCTGGGAATCTGTAATCAGGTTTCCGGATGCTGGTGGATTTTCGCGTTTTAGTTGTTCATAAAAGTGCACAGCTTTAACCAGTTCTTCTGATGTAACCGGGACTGGCGGGGCAGTGAATAAGGCCTGAATTTCATAGTTCGGCCTATCGTTACAATCCTCTTTTTTCGGTACATATTTCCAGTCACCAGACCACTACTTCCCCTGAAAGTCCGTAACGCCTTTTTTCACGTAGCGATATCGCCATGCCACTGGTTTTGCTTGCCCCGCCGTTTCATACCCTTCCTGATAATTAATCTCGCTCATCAGATATCTTGTTGCCCCAGTTTTAGTTTCCAGTTGTCGTAACGTCTCGCGCCCACTCTGGCGTACGAGTTCAACAACCTGTCCTTTAATTTTTTCCCGCTCTTCTTGTGTAAAAACTTTTGCCACAAGCCCTCCTGAAAATTACCTCATGACCAGAAATTAACACTTACCCCCTGAAGCCCGGCGGAATTTCGTTATCCGGTTCAGAAATATGATTCACACAACGCTGGTTGTTCGTGCCGCTTACCGGGAGCAACCAGGGGTTCTCAAAATTCCGGTCCGGTCCAAAAAACGTCGTCGCTCGCTGAACAAATTCCGTTCCCGTTTTCCCGGTAGCCGCCAAGTATCTTGCGTAACGCCTCACGCCATCCAGCATGGCCTCTGGTGGCACCCCCTCGCGTAATCTGGCCTTCCATGCACTGAAAGCGGATTTCTTCGGGTTTGCTCCGGCACGCAACGGGTACTCCCGCCAGACCTGTTCGAACACATCCGGATAATCCACTCGTCCCACAGACAGCCCGGTGTTTTCCGGGACTACCCGATCGGCTTCCCGCTGAATGGCGAAATCGGCTTCAGGCTGCTGCAGTTGGTGTGATTGTTCCGGCCTTGGGGTCATCACCTGCTGCACAGCGCCCGAATCGGCTTTCAGCGCATACGCTGAATCGGCTTCCGGTGTCGTGCCTGCTGGCTGACCAGGATTGACGGTCTGAACATCCCCTGCCTGGTTCGTGGCGTTTTTTACGCCATGGACCATAGTGTTTTGATCTTCTTGATCTGTATCTTTATCTGTATCTTTATCTGTCGTGACTCGTCGTGACATGTGCGTGACATTTCGTGACGCGCCGTGACAATCGCCATTTTGTTCCCGCTTTCTTTCCCTCTCTCGCTGCGCCCTCTTGCGCTCTGCCGGAGATTTTGCGGTTTGCGAAATATTGCCGTTGTCCTCTTTAAGCACCTGGCGTTTTTCCCATCCAGTGATTAAATCACCATCAAGTACCCGCCCCTGCATCGTCTGCAAAATTGAATCAATTACCTCTTCTGTCACGTCGAGCGCACTTGCTAAATCTTCTGTCGTGACATCAATGTGACCTCGCGTGACATTTCGTGACGCGCTCACCAGGAGGTGGATATACACTGCCATCACTGTTGCAATTGGCTGCCCTGACACCCTGGCAATTGTTCGCCACTTAGGGTCATTTGGCATGTCATGCCATAATCTGAGCCAGGCGTTAGCCATACTCACCTCTTCTGATACCGAATCTTTTTACTCACGAGTTGCCGGAAGCGATTCGATATGGCTATTGTCAGTCAATGTACTGCCACAGCATTTCCTGCCGGGCCACCACGGTTCATCTGATTGAAACCGGCGATTGCCACTGCGACAAAATCATCAGCGTCTCTCACCAGTCGCTCCCGCGTCTCCACCAGCTCCCGAAAATAAGCTGAACTGTGGCTGCGCATTCTGGCCACCAGCAAAGGTGGCATTGCCTTTTCGATCGCTGGTAACAACGCCTGAATTTTTTCAACTGCATCAGGGGTGTCTTTCTCTACCCAGCGGAAAATTTTCTGGGTATTGCGAGCCAGGGCTTCCGGATGGCTGTCGTCATACAGTTCCGGGAACGTCATTCCCAGCTCGAAATACGCTTTGGTAATTTTCGCAGCCGGTACTTTTTCGCCGTCCGGATGCGCCCAGGCATTCATCGCCATGCGGATGTGTTCATGCTTGATTTTCATGAATCCCCCCCTTGGTTAGAAGGCGGATTATGATCAGAACCGGGAATGACAACCGTCGGTATGTGTAACTCATATTTGAGCGCCCCGGCAGTGACTGCCTGAATTAGCAACGCCCATTTCCACGGAACCTCTTCCCCCCACATGCTGACTGTGGTTTTTGACGTTCCTAGAGCTGCGGCTGTTTTAACAACTCCGCCAAAATAGCCTAATACTTCTGATTTTTTCATGAGTCGCTCCATAAAACTGAACGTCAAAAGTTTAATAATCAAAACCAAAAAAAGTCAAGAAACAAAACCATCTGTGTTTTAAAATCAAAACATGAGCAAGCAAACTATATCTGAACGCATAACCCAACGTATGCATGCGCTAAACCTGAAAGGCAAAGACCTTGTCAATGGCACTGGCGCATCAAAAGGCTCCGTAAGTCAATGGATGAACGGTGGAGGAGCGCCGTCCTCGCGTTACATAAGTTCACTGGCAAAAATATTGAAAGTAAACGAAAATTGGCTTCTTAATGGAGGAGAGTTAAATACAGGTGATTCGCTTGATCTATCTTTACCGCCGATAAAAACGGTTCCGCTACTATCACTTCAGCAGGCAGCAAGCTGGAGTGATTATATGAAAAATTCCTCAATAACCTCTTGTGTGCAGCTTGTCGGAGAAATCCCGGTCAATACCTTTGCAGTTGTTCTAGAGAGTGACAGTATGTCAACATCTGGTGGGGGAGTTTCCATCCCAAATGGTTCAACAGTTTTTATTGATCCCGATCGAACCGTACAACCAGGAAATATTGTCCTTGCCTTACCCAAAGGGACCACAACACCTGTCATTCGTAAACTGGAGATAGAAGGGCCGGATATTCTTTTAGTCCCCACGAATCCTCGCTACCCTTCAATTATGCTGGATGATCTATCTTGCATATTGGGCGTATGCTTTAAAATTCAACAAGATATTTAACCAACCTCATCTATTTGATTAACTGTATGCCATCGTGGTGATGGCTTAACAGCTGCCTGCTTAAAATGTTTTGATAAAAAAACATTGACCTGAAAAGTTCGTTTTTCTAAACTTCATTCATTCCCTCACCCCATCCTACAGAATGCAGGGCAATACTTCGAGTTACCAGGCAGTGGTCAGGGGTTAAGTAGCCAGCCCGAGGCGTAAGAACATGACGGCAGGGTTCAACTTTAATAACTATGCAGCAGGTTTTTGTTCCGCTACCCCGGCGTTAAGGGGAAATGAGGTCAGCATGGATACTATCGATCTTGGCAACAACGAATCTCTGGTGTACGGCGTGTTTCCCAACCAGGACGGCACCTTCACCGCAATGACGTATACCAAAAGCAAAACGTTTAAAACCGAATCTGGAGCGCGTCGCTGGCTGGAAAGAAATTCAGGTGGGTGATATGGATTTCGACACAATCATGGAAAAGGCTTACGAAGAATACTTCGAAGGCTTTGCCGAAGGCGAAGAAGCTCTCAGCTTCAGCGAATTTAAACAGGCGCTTTCCAGTTCGGCAAAATCTAACGGCTGATAAGCGAAACAGCACCGCGAGGAATCAGCGTGCAGAAACGAGAACCCGTCATCATCGCGCCAGACTATACCGATGATGAACTTTATGAGTGGATGCGCCAGAAAATTAATGCAGCGCAGGATCTGAAATGGGCTAATGAAGCCAGGGCTAAGCAGGCTGAAAATCTGTCCGCTCTGGAGCAGGATATCACCAATCTGGAAAAAGCAGCGGCATTAAGCATTGCCAGAATGATTACATACCCGCGTTAGTAGCTAATCAACAAAGCTAAGGTTAGTAATTAAGGAGTTCTCCACGGGTGAGGTGGAGTGCGTGCGCCGGACACGGGTGAGCATCCGGCACTGACAGTTTACTGAAAGGATATTTCCCTGAAAAGTCAGACCATAACGCGAAAGCGCACGGCGAGGTAGCTGGTTCATAGATAGCCTGTCGTTAAATTTTCGTCGACCGTGCGCTTCCGGTTGTGGCAATCCGCGAAATGGCGCGGCGGTAAGTATGGCGGGGTTATTCCTTCCCCCGTTGAGGACACCGGGTTGTCAGGTTGACCATACGCTTAAGTGACAACCCCGCTGCAACGCCCTCTGTTATCAATTTTCTGGTGACGTTTGGCGGTATCAGTTTTACTCCGTGACTGCTCTGCCGCCCTTTTTAAAGTGAATTTTGTGATGCGGTGAATGCGGCTAAGCGCACGCGGAACAGTTAAAACCAAAAACAGTGTTATGGGTGGATTCTCTGTATCCGGCGTTAATTGTTAACTGGTTAACGTCACCTGGAGGCACCAGGCACCGCATCACAAAACTCATTGTTGAGGGCGCGATAATGAAAACGTTATTACCAAACGTTAATACGTCTGAAGGTTGTTTTGAAATTGGTGTCACTATCAGTAATCCTGTATTTACTGAAGAGGCCATTAACAAAAGAAAACACGAACGGGAGTTATTAAATAAAGTATGCATTGTTTCAATGCTGGCCCGTTTACGTCTGATGCCAAAAGGATGTGCACAATGAATCCAGTATTTGCACTTATTCTGACGGTTTTTCTTGTTTCCGGAGAGCCAGTTGATATTGCAGTCAGTGTTCACAGAACAATGCAGGAATGTATGGCAGCAGCAACCGAACAGAAAATTCCAGGCAACTGTTATCCGGTCGATAAAGTTATTCACCAGGATAATAACGAAATCCCGGCAGGATTTTAAAACAGCACCGTAATAAATATCCAGTTTCATTCTTATATGTCAGCAATGGCAGAGATTTGTTCACCCTTAAATCTGTGATGAGGTTTATCAATAATGAGCACTGATAAAGAAGAATTTGCACTATATTGCGAAGCAAAAAATGACAAAGTAAGAAAACGCCTAGGAATTAAAGGTGGTTTTTACTGGACTACAGCAAAAAAATTATCTGTTGCAATCTCCCGCTGCATTACCGCAATGGATGACAACGATTATGATGAAGACGACTTTAAAAAACCCGTCCGCGTCAATTTGCCCGTTGTTGACGACCTTCCGCCAGAAGGCGTGTTTGATACTGAATTCTGCAACCGCTATGAAAAAGGCGGGAAAGATGGCATCACAATGACATTTATCGGCCCTTCCCCCTCTGTTCAGGACAAATCAGCCAGCACTGATAATACCAACATCAACGGCGAAGACATGACTGAGATTGAGGAGAGCATGCTTCTACCTGTCTCCGGTCAGGAACTGCCCATTCGTTGGCTTGCTCAACACGGCAGCGAAAAACCAGTAACGCACGTTTCACGCGACGAACTCCAGGCATTACACATTGCACGGGCTGAAGAACTACCGGCTGTTACTGCCCTGGCTATTTCGCATAAAACCAGTCTGCTCGACTCGCTGGAGATTCGCGACCTCCACAAACTGGTTCGTGACACTGACAAAGTTTTCCCTAATCCTGGTAATTCAGACCTGGGACTAATAACTGCTTTTTTCGAAGCATACCTGGACGCTCACTACACTGATCGGGGTCTGCTGACAAAAGAGTGGATGAAAGGAAATCGTGTTTCACGCATCACCCGCACGGCTTCCGGTGCTAATGCTGGCGGTGGGAACAAAACCGATCGCAATCCGAATTTAGTACACACCCTCGACACACTGGATGTGGAGATTGCAGCAGCCACACTTCCGATGGATTTTAATATTTATGAAATTCCGGGCAGCGTTTATCGTCGCGCAAAAGAAGTAGTCCTGAAAAAAGAAAGTCCGTTCAAAGAATGGTCCGCAGCACTTCGTGCAACCCCGGGTATTCTGGACTATTCCCGCGCCGCTATTTTTGCACTTATCCGAAGCGCACACCCTGAATTTTATCACTACCCGGGACGCCTTCAGGGGTATATCAACGCCTATTTGACGGAAACTGATCACGAGAACCCCAGCAAGGAAACTCTCACAGCTGCCCGGCATACGCCGGAAAAAGATATCCTGGAAGAAATTAACCGCGAGGTGGTTACTGAGCGTGAAACAGAAGAAGAAAAACCACAACCATCTGACGCAATGGCAGGTGAACAGGCAACAACTGAAACAATGGAACCGGATACAACTGAACATTGCCAGAACGCGCAGTCGCTGGATGCTCAGTCGCAGGTGAGTTCCGCTAACCAAGTAAAAGTCACCGCTGACGAAGTAAACAAAATTATGCAGGCAGCCAATATCAGCCAGCCTGACGCCGATAAGTTACTTGCTGTATCGCGTGGTGAATTTGTTGAGGGGATTAGCGACCCTAATGATCCGAAATGGGTCAAGGGGATCCAGACTCGCGATTCTGTGAACCAGAACCAGCATGAATCGGAACGGAACGACCAAAAAGCGGAACAAAACAGCCCAAATGCGTTACAAAACGAGCCAGAAACGAAACAATCCGAACCAGTAGCGCAACAGGAACCGAAAAAAGTCTGCACCGCCTGCGGTCAGAGCGGTGGCGGCAACTGCCCTGATTGTGGCGCGGTGATGGGCGACGCAACATACCAGAAAACATTCGATGAAGAGAATCAGGTTGAAGTTCAGGAAAATGATCCGGAGGAAATGGAAGGCGCTGAACATCCACACAAGGAGAATGCTGGCAGCGCTCAGGACCACGCCAGCGATAGTAAAACTGGCGAGACGGCAGATCCCTTAATTACGGTGAATGGTCATCACGAAATCACATCCACCAGCAGGACGTGTGACCATCTAATGATCGACCTTGAAACCATGGGAAAAAATCCTGATGCCCCGATCATCTCAATAGGTGCAATATTTTTCGATCCGCAAACCGGAGATATGGGACCGGAATTTAGTAAGACTATCGATCTGGAAACTGCTGGCGGAGTCATTGATCGGGACACCATTAAATGGTGGCTTAAGCAATCACGCGAAGCGCAATCTGCCATTATGACCGATGAAATCCCGTTAGATGATGCACTGTTACAATTGCGGGAATTTATCGACGAAAACTCCGGTGAATTTTTTGTTCAGGTCTGGGGAAATGGAGCCAACTTCGACAACACGATTTTGCGCCGTTCATACGAACGGCAGGGGATCCCCTGCCCGTGGCGTTACTACAACGATCGCGATGTACGCACAATCGTTGAGCTGGGGAAAGCCATAGACTTCGATGCCAGAACGGCTATTCCATTCGAAGGTGAGCGCCATAATGCACTTGATGACGCTCGTTACCAGGCAAAATACGTTTCAGCTATCTGGCAAAAACTGATCCCGAGTCAGGCTGATTTTTAATGTTCAACCCTAATTGCCGCTAACCGTATATAGTTAGCGGCGGTTATGAGATATAGCTATGAGCAGCTTATTTTTAACCGAAGATGAATTGCTAATATTAACGGGCTGCAAATATGCAAGCCACCAGCGAAAATGGTTAATGGAAAACGGGCTTCCGTTCTATACCAATCGTAGTGGCAAACCGATTGTCAGCCGGGATCTATTTACCTGCAATAAAACTTTACCGCCACGCGAGGTAGAGCCGAATTTTGGTGCGATCTGATGGGAAGACGAAGGAAAAATCCTGAACACGAAAAATTACCTCCAAATGTATACCCAAATAAATATAGTTATGTATGGAAACCAACATCCAGAGAATCTGTAACACTAACCGCCATCAAGGATGGTTTAGCTGCTTTATGGAAAAAGTATGAGGAAACTGTAAATAATCGCGATCGTGCAATGACATTCGGTCGCTTGTGGGAAAAATTCCTCGCCAGCGCCTATTACAGTGACCTCAGTCCAAGAACACAAAAAGATTATCTGCAACATCAAAAAAAGTTGCTTGCCGTATTCGGTAAGGTGCCGGCAGATTCCATAAAACCAGAACACATCCGTCGATACATGGACAAGAGAGGGGAACAGAGTAAAACGCAAGCCAACCATGAAAAAAGCAGTATGTCCCGCGTTTACAGTTGGGGGTATGAGCGAGGGTACGTGAAGGCTAACCCATGTGCAGGTGTAAGTAAATTCAAGGCCAAAAACCGCGAACGATATGTAACCGACAAAGAATACCAGGCAGTATTAAGCGTTGCACCTCTTCCTGTTTTTATCGCAATGGAAATTGCCTATCTGTGTGCAGCGAGGGTTTCCGATGTGTTATCGCTGAAATGGGAGCAGATTGGAAACGACGGGATCTTTATCCAGCAAGGGAAAACAGGAAAAAAACAGATAAAAGCATGGAGTCCACGATTACAGGCGGCGATCGAAAAAGCAAAACAGTTACCAACATCCGCCTATGTAATCAGCAATCAATACGGCAACCGATATATGTACAAAGGCTTTAACGAAATGTGGGTAGAAGCAAGAAATCGCGCAGGCAAAATTTCAGGTATTTTAACCGACTTCACCTTTCATGATCTGAAGGCGAAAGGAATTTCAGACTATGAAGGAAGCAGTCGGGATAAGCAACTTTTCTCTGGTCACAAAACCGAAGGGCAAGTGCTAATCTATGACAGGAAGGTTAAAGTTTCACCGACACTTGATGTCCCGTTACCTGAAAATATTCCAAGAAAATATTCCAAGTAATTCCAAGTGTGATTTTTGTCACTGACTTAATGATGTATAAGTGATTGAATTTTGGCGGAGAGAGGGGGATTTGAACCCCCGGTGGAGTTGCCCCCACTCCGGTTTTCGAGACCGGTCCGTTCAGCCGCTCCGGCATCTCTCCGTTCAGATGGTTGCCATGATGCCAGGAAATTTGGCATTTTAACAGTCCCTGTCCGTGCAATTTTGTTCAAGTGACGAGTTTGCGAGCAAAACGATGATTAAGTGGCCCTGGAAAGTACAAGAATCAGCACATCAAACTGCCCTTCCCTGGCAGGAAGCACTATCGATCCCCCTTTTAACGGGTCTGACGGAACAGGAACAAAGCAAATTAGTCACTCTTGCCGAACGTTTTTTACAGCAAAAGCGGCTTGTTCCTTTACAGGGCTTTGAACTGGATTCATTAAGAAGCTGCCGGATAGCACTTCTATTTTGCCTACCCGTTCTGGAGTTAGGACTGGAATGGCTGGATGGTTTTCATGAAGTCTTAATTTATCCTGCGCCATTTGTGGTCGATGATGAATGGGAAGACGATATCGGTCTGGTGCATAACCAACGTATTGTTCAGTCAGGTCAGAGCTGGCAGCAAGGGCCTATCGTTTTGAACTGGTTGGATATACAAGATTCTTTTGATGCTTCTGGTTTTAACCTGATTATTCATGAAGTCGCTCATAAGCTGGACACCCGTAACGGCGATCGCGCCAGCGGAGTTCCCTTTATTCCGTTGCGTGAGGTTGCTGGCTGGGAACACGATCTTCATGCTGCAATGAACAACATTCAGGAAGAAATCGAATTGGTTGGCGAGAATGCGGCGAGCATTGATGCTTATGCTGCCAGTGATCCTGCTGAATGTTTTGCCGTACTTTCTGAATATTTCTTTAGCGCCCCAGAACTTTTTGCTCCTCGTTTCCCTTCATTGTGGCAACGTTTCTGCCAATTTTATCAACAAGATCCTTTGCAGAGACTGCATCACGCTAATGATACAGACTCGTTTTCGGCGACGAATGTTCATTAA